TACAGATTTATTCATTAAATCATAAGCAACAGAACCCGCACCAGCTCCTGCTGTTCCAGCTGTCGCAACTGCAAGTTCGCCTCTACCTAGAGGACTTCTAAATGCTCTTTCACCTAAGTCTAATGTTTTTCCTGCAAGTTGTGCAGCACCTTTTAAAAATCTATATCGACCAGGAAGTTTGTCTGCCATTTTTTCAAAAAAGAATTTCTTACCTTGTGTAAGTTTCATTCCTGTCATTCCAGTTTGTTTATAAGCATCAGCAATTTTATCTTTCATGTAGTTTGCTGCCATAAAAGAAGTTGATACATCTCCCGCTAAAACAGCACTACTTCTTCCAGATAAGATAAAATCTCCTCCTGGTATTGAGGATTCATCCAAACCAAGTGCTGCAGCTAAAGGATCTTTGGCTACTGTTTCTTGTTTAGCTAGATCTTGTCTAGCTTTATCTCTTTTAATAGCAATTTTTCTTAAATCACCTTTTAAATAACCTTTTTTAAAAAATTGATCTACCGCTCTTAGTTGAAGTGGGTTTAATGTTTCAGGAGCAAAGGTGTTATCATCAATAGTTTTTTGAACTTTATTTATAAATTCTTGTCTCTCTGGTGAAAGTTTTTCTGCCATTAGTTAACTCCAAAAAGGTTAAATAACTCAGCGTCTGTCGTTGGCGCAGATCTTTGTGCTTGTCCTAAAGCTTCATCAATAGGAGCTATTAATCTTGCTACATCATTAGGAGTATTACCCATTTGATAGAACCTAGATAATCTAGCAGCATTTTTCTCTTCTACTTTTTTTAATAACTGTTCGTATTTTTGTATAATTTTTTCATCTGGCTCTCCCGATAAAGTACCAGTTAATTCTTCAATTAATTGTAAGTCTCTATTTGTCAATCTGTCTTTGTCTTTCAAAGCATTAGCCAATGTATACGTTAACATTCTAGCATTAACCTGTAATTGACCTAAAACTTCTGACGCGCTCTTAGGACCATCAGCAGTATTTATTAAAGCGTCTGGATTTTTAGCCATGAAGCTTTCTGTAGCTTTTGTAAAATCATCTAAAATTCTTGTTGTACTTTCGTCAAAAGTTTCTTTTGAAAAAAGACCTTTAGCATTTTTGTATTTTTCATTTTCTCCAATACCTGATTGAGTAAAAGTATTTCCTACAGATCCTTTAAATCCTTCAGCAATCTCAGATGGTATGTTTCCAATTGTTTCTGCAAATTTTAAAATTATTCCAGATGCACCAATTGCAGTTTTACCTTCAGGTGTTTTCATCAAAGATATTTGTTCTTTAAGAGTTTTAGCAGCCATTGCACCATCAGCAACAAGTCTTAAGTTATCTACATAAGCTGAAGAATCTTGTTCAGGGAAGAAAGTTGCATCTACAGTGCTTACTTCTTTCTCAGCACCAGTTTTTGGATCAAAAATAAAAATTTGTGCAGTATCTTTATTTTGGAAGGCTTCATAATATTGACCATTCATAGAAATTGAACCTCTTTGTCTTTTTATTTTACCTCCTGCATCCATAGCCTCTTTTAGCATATCATTTCTCGCTTCAATTATATCTGAATTATAACTTAAAACAGTTGAAGCCCAGTCTCTGTAGGCTTCATCATTTTTCATTTTGACTAATACTTTAGCATCAATTGCAGGGCCTAAAGCATTACCAAATACTTCAGCCACTCCAGCAAAACCACCTTGCATAGTTTTACCTGATAATAATCCAGCAGCTAATTTCATTAAGAAAATTCTTTGTGGATCCATTTGAGTGTTTCTAGGATCTGCTCTTAAAAATTGTGTCATATCAATTGTACTTGCTGCTTTTTTTGCTTCCCTAATTTCTGGATCCTCAATATTATTAGGATCTAATTGTGTGCCATCTCCACTAGCAAATTCTTCTGAAATACCCTCTTTCTTTACAATTGGTTTATTGTTTTTATTTATTGTTTCTACTGTTTTTTCTTCTTTAACAAATTTAGGATGATTTGCATCATTTGCTTTGTTTGGAACTTGTGCATAAAGTTCGTCATTTTTAATAATTGCATCTACGTCATTAGCTTCTATTTCACCATCAGTAATAGCTATTGCTAGATTTGTTGCCTTATTGATATCTCCCATATTTTTTTGAACCATTAAAGCATTTCTTAATTCCTCAATTGCTTTAGCTCTTTCAAATAAATCATTTCTAGCAGTTGATTCGTACTGCATTGAATCATCTGGACTCATGTCAGCAGTAGCTTGATTCATCTCTATTTGTTTATCTTTATTTTTTACTTTTTTAACTAATTCATCTACATCTTGAAAGTATCTTCCGTACTCTTTTGAATTGTCTATATAGCCTCTCATCTCTGCAGCAACTCTTTGTTCATAAGATTTAGAACCCGGAGGACCTTCTGGGGTTTTATCTAAACCACCTGCAACAAGACTTCTTGCTGAGCCTGCACCAATAACCATTTTTCCAACATCACTGGATACCATTGGTCTTCCTCCCCCGAAGGAAAGATCTCTATTAAATATGTCCATAGCTTTTTTTTCAGAAATATTATTTGCTCTTGCGTAATCTTTGACTAATTTAGATTCATCAATATATGCTTTAGCACCACCTGTTGCAGCTAACGCTCCACCAATCCCAATAGCTCCAATTGGATTAGAAGTACCTAATCTCATACCACTCCCTAACATTCTTGCAAGTGTTTGAGAAGTTTTACCTTTACCTAATGCTAGAGGTATTGAAGCTAACTCACCAGCAGCAGCTGTTTTTAAAATTGGATCTGGTATTCCAGCCATTTCTGCGCCTGCATATAGTGCAGTTAAACCAGTCAAACCTTTTGCAAACTTTGCAGTACCTGCTTTAATTTTACCTTTTCCATAACCTGTAATGTATGAACCAGATGTTTTATCGTAAGCGAATGATTTACCTTTAGGTCCTTGAAATTGAAGTGGGAATTTAGAATACTGTGATTGTGATAAAAACTCGGGTCCTTGTATTTGTCCAGGACCTTGAAAGATTCCAATCCTTGCTCTAATAGGTTTAAGAACACCTTTACGAAGTGCTTCCCTTCTAAACATAGGTCTGTTTAAAACTTTGTTTAAAGACATTAAACCCCTGTTTGTTGTTTGTTAGGTGAGAATGCTGAAAACGCTCCTATACCAGTACCAACAGCTTGTGCAAAAGGACTAGTGCTTGGTCCCGTTCCCATAGTTACACCTGATTGTGTTTTAGGTCCTGCTGCATACAAGTTAGCTAAGAACTCAGCTCTTTGGTATGGTTCATATTGTTGTTGTAATGTTGATTGTCTTTGTGCATCTAAAGTGGTTTGAGCTAATTGTCTTTGTAACCCTCCAGCAGCCATCAACTGATTTATGTCTGCTTGTGCCATATTTTGTTGTTGTCCACCTAATGATCCTAATTGTTGTCCTGCAGCCAAACCAACTTGTTGTTGTCTTTGAGCTGCGCCTAACGCAGTTTGAAATCCGGTAGATAACGATTGACCAATGTTTGATAATGTTCTTCCTTGAAGCTCAGCTTGTTGAACACCTTCTCTACCACCACCAAAGGCACCTGCTCCAATAGCTGTAGAACTTAATTTATTTTGCATCATCTGTCCTTGTCTTGCAATCTCATCCGTTACATATTGTTGATAAGGATTTAAGTATTGATTTATTTGTTGTTGTCCAATAGGAGCTGCTGCACCTATAATTTGTCCAATACCTGCACCAACTGTTCCAGCTCCAACACCTGTTGTTCCAGCCGATTTGATTCCTTGTTTTTCTAACGTATCTAATTGTTGAACTTTAATATCAGGTAAATTTATTGGCTTATTTGCAATATTTCGAGCGATATCCATTAACTCCAGTTTTCTTTCCTCTATACCAGGTGCTTCTCTTTGAAAATAAGTTTGTGAAGTTGGTGTAGGAGTTGATTTAGGCCTCATGAATCCCATAGTGCTATATCCATTTCTCTAGTTGAACGTGTTTCTTTTTCCAGCCCCATTTTTTGGAAACTTTTTCCCAACCAGGTCTGGCCATAATATTTAATTTTTTGCAATCATTTAATTTTGCAAAGTTTGTAATTTCATTAACAATATTATCTTCCCATAATTCTCTTCTTTTTCCTGTGCAAATTAGTATTTCATATTGTTTATAATTAGGGTGCTCTTGAATTTGTCCAATACAAATACCAAAAACTTTATTTTCTTCTAATTCATCAGAACCAAACATTACCCAAAGTTGCATTGTGCTTGCTTTCAATTCATCATAAAAGTAAGAAGAGTCAGCCCACTTTCCTGAAAAAGCTAAAGCTTCAGCTACCATAAATTCTGCTAAAGGCCAAAATTTTTCAATATCTTTTGGCTCTATTGGTAATACACTTACAAGTGGTTTAATTCGTTTTTTGCTTGCTGTTGCCATTTGCCTCCTTCAATAAATCAAATACTCTTTTATATCTTTTTTGTTGTTCATAAAAGTAGGCAGCACCTTTCTGTCTCATGTCTTTCATGCTATTTGGATTAGCACCTGCAATGATTCCTGCGCCTAACACACCATCTGCTCTCGTTACAAACTCTCCATCTGCTAATTGAGCTAACATCGTGTCTTCGTCTTTATCACCAACTCCTGCTCCGTCCTCAACATATCCTAATGCTCTAACATAATTGTTAGAATCTTTTTCATCGTGAGTTGTTTTAGATGGTAAATAATTTATACCACCCTCATTAAATTTTTTAATTTGTGCTAAGCCACCAGTTTTTAATCTTACTTTGTTCATCGACATTCCTGGATCATTTGGGTTTTGTTCTGGCACATAAACTTTTTTATATTCTTTTTCTTCTCCTGTTGTAGGATCTATGTAGGAGAAACTTCTATTCTCTCTTGTTGTTAGATAATTTTTATTATAGCCAGGAACATAAACATCCGTAGGTGCTGAATCGAATCCACCTAATAGATAAGGTATCCCTCCTGCAGCTAATGCAACTTTCATTGGATCATAAGCTCCACCAGGTTCTTTTCTTATTAAATCTAATAAGCTACCGCCTTTAGCTGGATCAACTTTATTTGGAAAATTTCTAATTGCATCGGAAGCAAAAGTTGCTTCACCGGTTGCGTTCATACCTGGAATCGAAGTTTTTGTTGGTGACATTCCTGGGATCATTCCACTTAAAGATTGACCAAAAGATGATTGCCCAAAGGTTGGAACAGTCGTACCAAATCCAGCACCTTTCGCAAAACCACCCATTTGTCCTAAATTGTATCCACCATATGCTCCAATACCACCGTGAATTAAAGAACCAAGACCACTTATTCCTTGTTCTCTTGCTCCTCGGTATCCTTGAACTCCTCCATATGCTGCTAATGCGTACGGTATTAATGCTAGTGGATTCATATATTATAAATTCTCCTATTTAAGACTTTAAGTTTTCAATATTACCATTTTACTTAGGTATTATCAACTCATCGGCAAAACATCCTTTATACTGATGCTCCCCAATATGCATAATTGGATCATCAATAAAGGCATAGCACTTACCCCCTATGTCTTTCCATAGTTTACAAAAACTAAAATCTTCGCCTAAATATGTCTTTGTTTCAGGGTCGTGAATGCAATCAAAAAAGTTCCACATATGGGGTCTGTTTACATACTCACCGTTTATAATTGTTTTTTGAACTATCTCTTTATCTGGATAATGTTTAATCATTTTATCAAACACTTTTCTTTTAATAAGCATGCACCCTGTTGGGCTATGAGTTACTTCTATAACACCTCTATTTACAACAATATCATTAGTATCTTCTACTCTCATTGGATAACTATTGGTAAATTTATGAATATCAGAAGGTTTCTTTACCTCACCTTTTTTTATTGCATCAAAAGCTTTATCCCAATTAAATGTTTTAATTGGGTATGGAATTGAAATAATGTCTTTGTCTCTGTCTATCATTTTAAAAATAGATTCTGCATTCATTAATATATCTGAATCAACAAATAACATGTGAGTCATTCCAGATTCTATAAAGCCTGATACACACAAATTTCTTCCTTGTGTAACTAGAGATGATTTAAGTAATTGAAATTGAATATCAATTTTTTTCTCCATGCATATTTTTTGTAATTTTAATAATCCTTGTGTGTAATGTATAGAACAATCACTGTGGACAGGTGTAGCAACAAATAAAGATATTTTACTTTTCCGTTGTCCGGTGTTGTTTATCCATATTGGTTTAATACGTTTTTCGTATTCTGTTAGTTCAGTTTCTTTTTGATTTGATGGTGCCACTTTAACATCTTTTAAAGTTTGATAAGTGTCTTCGTTAATATATGTTTTATTTTCTTCCACTTAAAGCTCCACGTAAAAAGCTTTCCCATTCTAATCCTTTTTTTGTCCAATTATAAAATCGTTTATAAAATTTTTGCTGTTCCTCAAGATGCTCTTGTATATATGGTTCATGTAAATATAATGCAGCAACATTAATAGCAGCAGCTGTATCATTTGCCATTCTTTCATTGTCTGAATCATAATTAACGTATACAGGCCACTCAGCACAAGTCTCATATAATGCACCAAAATTATTAGTTATCACATGAACACCTGCAGCTAACGCTTCTAACGCGGAAGCACAAAATGTTTCTTCAAAATTACTAGGGTAAACATATAAATCATAATCTGTAATGTGTTCTAAAATATATTCATTAGGTTTATATCCAATATAATTTACATTTGGCATTTGTTTTGCTTGGTCATATAATGGTTCAAAATCTTTTTCATTTCTACTAGAGAAAGCATCTCCATATACTTGAGAAGAACTGTAGACATCTAAAGTGATGTTGGGGTTTTTAACTAATTGCATAGCAGCCAATAACACATTCAATCCTCTCCAGGGAGTATTGTGGTGTAATATTTTTATTGGATCACCCTTCTTGTAAACTTTTCTTTTTGGAAAATTATTAATACCGTTTTTGATGACTACACATTTTTCAGTGGGTATATTAAAAAAGTATCTAAACTTTTCGTAGTTCCAATGACTATTGAATACATACCAATCATATTCATTATGCCTTGTCTTATCTCTAAAAAAAGGTTGAAGATTGTTTTGATCCCAAGAATTTTTCTGCCAAAGAATATTTAATTTGTTTGGATCAATAGGAACCTTGCCTGGAATAGAAGTACATATTTGTACTTGATCAAGTAATTCTTTTGGCACGTGCTTTTCCAGTAATTCAAACTGTAGCTCAGTGGCTCCTCTGGGTTCCATTATTCCTTGGTTTTAGCACCCATAGAAACTTTTGTCACCTTTATTTCAAGGTCTTGTCGAAAATCATCCACAGTAGTATCAGTATTGGGATCAGCAACATCAGCATCAAAATCAGCTTTGGTAGCATAGACCTGTCCTGTTTTTTTGTGTTTAATAATTTCTTTTGCTTCCGCAGGTATTTTTATTACATCGCTCATTGTTTTCTTCCTTGTTTATTGTATTGTTTATAATCTCTTTTTTCATTTTTGTTAAGCCTTTTTTTATGCCTTCTCGGACGTTTTTTTGGTTTTGCTCTTGGTATAAAGTGAGTAAACTTTTGACGTGCCATTAAAAAAATCCTATGTTAAATGATACTGAAATTCTTTCTCCTTCATCATAATGCGGCAAGACCATATGTTTTAACTGAGAAGGAAATAATATAAATAAATTATCTTTAGGTTGTATTTTAAAAGTTGTAATAAAATCTGTATCATCAGGTAAAAACTGACTTTGATCAGAAAATAAGGTAGCATCATCTCTTAAAATTTCTAACTCTCCACCTTTTTTAGAGCCATTTAAATAATAAATTCCAGAAAAATGACTACCAGGATGTAAATGAATTTTATTAAAATCTCTTTTTTTATTAACATTAATCCAAACATTTAATATTTTAATTTTTTTAGCAAATAATTTGTAATTTGCTAATATTAATTGTTCTGATTTTTTATGAATTTCTCCTAAAATATTTTCGTTTGTAAGATCTTGAGTTTGGAAACCACCATGATTAGATATATCTCTCCCACCGATTTTTTTGTGCAGCTCTAAATCGTGCAAAATAAGATTTTTTAATTTTTCGTTTGGGTAAGTATCAGCAACAATAGAGTTTGTAAAAATTGTATGTCTAACCATTTTCTTGAGATCTGTCTATCAATGCATAACTTATAGCACCTTGTATTTTATTACTACCTGTAGCCGCTGTAACTGTTATGGCATCACCTGCTTCTAAATTTAGACCTTCAGGTGTAGCATTAACTTGTGATTTAGCAGCTAGATCATCTCTAAAAAACTCATACTCTGTGCTTGAATCAGAAGAATCTACTAAATTCATGTTTACTATAATAGCAGATGAAGCATCATTGTTTGCACAGTATACGCTTTTTACAATTATTGTTGCATCACTTGGGCATGTAAGTGCAGTAGTCTTACCTGTGCTTGCTTGTTTAAATCCTTGATTTTTATATTGTATGGTCATGATAAAAAATAATTAAAAGCATTTTGTTCATTTCTAAGTTCTTGTTGATAAGATGTATTTAACTTATCTTGCATGGTTCGTAAAGACTGAGTTACTTGTCTTTGATTTTCTTCTTCATAAACAGGAGTGGGTTCTGGAATTACTATATCTACTCTAGCCATTATTAGTAACCTGAATGTAGTCCGCCTGCTCCACCACTATGTCTTTCAGATCTAGGGGATGATTTTGAAGAGGAAGCCGGAGCTGTATAATTATTTCCTCCACCCATAGCTTTATCTCTTGCTGTAGGCTGCATGTTTGTAATTTTAGGATTAGTTGTAGTTATTTGTCCTTGCATGTCTTTAATTATATCTCTTTGAATAGCTTTCTGTGCTCTATTGTTTCTTAGTATACCTGCAATTCCTTTTACTGAATCTGGTAATAATGAGCCTACTGTAAAAGCTGCTGTAAGAGGATTACTTAAACCCATAAGAGTATTACCTCCTATAACTGATTTCAATACATTACCTTTTAATCCATCTATGCCTAATTTTTTTACAGCAAAATCTGTCACCATTTTTTTACCAACATTGGTTGCTAATTGCTTAACATCTATAGGTGGGGTTTCTTGAGGTAAAAATGTATTTTCAAATGAAAGATCTTCGTTTAGGGGTGAAGCATTTATAGTTGCAATACCACTTTGATTTGATGGTGTATATCCACTAAAATTTGGATTATCCGTTATTGCTCTTTGTTGATCTAAAATTCTTTGTGTTATAGGATCCATTAGCCCCTCATTCCATCTGGTTGTACATCAGCTCTAAAAGTACCGTATCTCCAACTTTGATCTGTCGAAAGATTAGCAACTTTTACACTTGCAAATCTTGATCTTGCACGTGTATCTACTTTATCAGTAGAGCTCGATATTGTAAATGGCCCTAAAGGTGAGCTTGATGCTGTGCTTGTAGGATAATTTCTTAAATTAATAGTAATTTGTGCGTTTCCAACAAGTCTTTTAAAATCAGGTATAAATCTTCTTAAACTCATAAAAAATTCTCCATCGCCTCCTACAGACAAGTCAAAATCTCCAGACTGTATAAATGCAGGTATTGCAGTTTTATTACCTACACTATCTACTTCGTTTACTCCAACCTCATGCGCATAATAAGTAGAAGCACCATTTTTGTTTGTTACTCCTTGAATAACGGGAAATGAAGGTGTTCCTGTGTTATTATATTCTGTTGCATATGGGTTATCAAATAATGTTGAATCATGAAATGTAGTTCTTGCTAAAGATCCTGTAGTCCAAGTATTTTCGGTGTAATTATAAGTTACAACTCTGTCCACTAATTCAGAACCATTTTTTGGATAAAACCAATTAATTTCTTCATAAAGATGATTTAAACCAGCATACACTTGTTCGCCCGCACTGTAATTAATTCCTAAATTACTTCCAGTTTTAGTGAATACAAAGTCTTCAACTAAACAAGGAACAGATTTAACCGTACCATCATAAACAAAAAAGCCTCCTGCTTGTCCCATCCACCACACTCTACCATTAACATAATGAATAGCATGTTGACCAATCAATCCACAATTACTACCTACTTGTCTAATTGAAAAAGTAAATGGCGGTCCAACAAATTGCATTACATACGCAGAAGTGTCCGTTAAAATTAAAATGTAATCTTTACCTTTGGCCGCTCCAACAATTCTTACACCAGAGTCTAATCTAAACGTTCCTGCGGTATTGGTTGAAGTAGGCGTATATTCAGTAAGTGATTCTTGATTAGAAAATCTAATAAACATTTTGTCTTGTGTAGTATCACTGCCAATTGTTGTTTCAGTCCCAAGAACTATTAAATGTCTATCTCTATCTGACACAATAGACATAACAGACCTTGTTGGTGCTCCACTTACGACTGTTGCTCTTGTTGTTAATGCATTTGCATTTGCATTTATAGGATTCCAAGAAAAAGTTTTTCCATTTTTTATTGTTGAAATTAGAACTTGACCAAAGTTATCTAATGACCACGAAGCAGGATCTATAATAACATTACTAGTTGTTGAAGCAGAACCCCATTTTCCTCTACCCCAAGTTCCAGTTCCCCATCCATACCCTGCTGTTGCATTTAATGGCCCTGGCTTTACATAAGGATTTACGGTCGCTGATCCGGTGCCCGTTGTAGCCCCTGATGCAGCAGATGCCATAGTAATTGTAAAACTGTTTACAGAAGAAGTAATTACTTCAAATGTATTTGTTTCAAAATCAGATGCAACGTATCCCGCACCTGTAGGAGGTGTTACTGAAGTAAAAGTAAATAAGTCTGAAACTTCTAATCCGTGCCCTGATTTATTTACCGTTACAGTCGCTGAAGTATTTGTAGTAGTAAATGTACATCCAGTAACAGCTGTATGTAAAGGTGTTATGTCATAGAAAGCACCTTCATAATATATAATTAAAGCTTTGTTTGTTCCTATTGCCGCATATTTTCTACCATCTAAATCAGCCCAAACTAATTGTTCTCTTGCAGCACCAATAAATGTTTTTGCTGTAATTTGTTCCCAACCACCAATTTTTTCAGGAGATCCATACCTAAATCTTACAAAATCTCCATCAGTCCATTGACCTTCAGCTCCTGTCTCAGTGACTTGTTTATTGAATCCTGGTGCTATTTGTATGTTTGTTAAAGGCATATGGTATTATACAATATTATAAGCCACCATTAAAGTCTGGTATCAACCCTCTTGTTTTGGTTTTGTAGCTATTATCTTAGAGTCTTCAAAAGTAATTTTTTTTTTCGTTTCTTCATCAAAATTTTTATTAAATTCAATACAAATATTTACTAGTTTGTTTGAAAAATGTCTTAGAAACTCTTGAGTCAGATGAAGCTTTTTATACTTATTAATAACATTTATTTCATCATCAGAAAAAATTATCTCACACGAACCGTCTTTTTTTTGATCAAATTTCATTTTTTTTCCAAGTAATTCCCCAGTATTGTCTTCCATCCATAAAGTGATCAGTAAATTCACCATCTGCATCAACATAATGTAAAAATGTTTGAAACTGATAATCTCCTGTAAACTCTTCTCTATGATGGGTTAATTTATTTCCAAGATATATAACAGCATCACCATTTTCTAAATCTACTGGTGTATCATTCATATAAATTGGCCATTCTTTATCTCCACTTATTTTAACGGTAACACTGATTTCACAAGGGGGTCTATCTTTATGCTTTAAAAGATTAGAATATTTTGTATAACATCTCCAAAAAGAATATGTTGCTAGTAATTTTTTACCAGTAATTTTTTCCATAAAAGGTTGTTTGCTTAATAACAAAGAATCCATAATAGCGTCTCCATAAAACCTAGTATCCATGTTGTTGTTATTTGTATTGTCAAATTGAGTGATATTAATTTTATGTTTTAATTCACAATAAATAGCTAATAAATTTATTTCATCTTTTGTTAAAAAATTTTCTACTTTTTTATAATCAAAATCTTTTCCTATAACGCCCATGTTACTACTGAATACCTTTCTCCTTTTGTGACAGGAGTCACACAATGTGGAAATAAAAAATTACTTGGCCACACGATCATTCTATTTTTTTTATGTTTTATTTTATACTCTGAATTTACTTTTGGAAATTTAAAAAGTAAATCACCACCTTCAAAATCATCATTTAAAAAATAAATACAGCTTATAGTTCGAGGTGAGGTACCTGCATGATCTACGTGAAATTTATAAAAACCTCCAACAAAATATTTTAAAATTTGAATATCCTGTATTATACATCTGTATGATATATCAAAATTTTTTTGATATTCTTTTATTGCTGATTCAAACAAAAAATATAAATAATTAGTCCAATGAATTGTTGTCATACTTGATTCTTTTAAATTTTCCATAGTCCACGCAAAAGTTTTTCTCATTTCAGTGTCTAATACTTGATTTCTTCCACCTACTTTAGCGGGGTCAAATTCTTTTCTTTCCTTACAAATTCTTATTAAATTTTCTAAAGCCGTTAAAGGCATTACATCATCAAAAACTTTTATATAATTATCTAAATTAGAATTTATTTCCATATTTTTTTATGCCAGTATTTTTTTTTGTAATTACCAATTAAATGTTGAAAAGAAAAAGCCCTACTATCTTGTCTTTCTTTTGCACTTATTTTTTCTATTTTCATTTTCCAAGGTTCTCTTTTGAAAGGAATTACTTGTACATAAGGTGTACCTATCTCTATTGTTGTTTCTAAAGTATGGTATTTATCGCCATTCACTACAATTGGAAAATTTACTTCATCTTTAAATGTATCTGTGTCAACTATTCCAGGTATAATAGAAAATCTATCGTCAGTATTGTTTAAAGGTGGTAAAAACAATGTTGAATATCCTGGTGGAGTTTCAATAATCCAAGGGTTTAAAATTTTGTGAAAAGAAAGTTTTTTATTTTTTTCTACAAGAGGGCATCCTTTTAACTGTAGAGTAGGGTGAAACTCAGGTTGTCCATAATTTAAATTTACTTCATTAGGGAGGTTGGAATATCTATATATTTCATTTCCAGCTACCATTTTAGTTTGTCTTTCACCTTCCACTAAAGTATTATGTTCTATAAAATAATCAATTGGCATTTTCAAAATATACCCAGAAGTAAGAGAGTCTAGAAAAGGAACACAACCTTTTACAGTTTTCATGTCTACGCCATGATTTAATTTTTTAAACCATTCTGGAATGTTTAATTTAGCTGGTGTTGGTAAATATTTTTGATGTGTATCAATATATTTTGGATTAGCCTTAAATTTAATAATATTCTCAAACACGCCTTTTTGTAAACAATTTTATGGAATCTGTAAAGGATGAATATAACTTATAGAATTATCCTGACAATATTTTTCCCATGTAATTGATAGTGGGAGGCTTAAAGAAGCATAATCAAAAGATTGTAAAAAGCCACGGTAATCGTTTGCTTCATTCCAAAATGAGTGATCTTTGTTAACATCCATAAAAGATGTTAAAGATTGTATTACATCTTTATGATATTCCGTAAGGTGAGTTTCACTAAAACTAAAATCAGTAAAATCAATATCAGTAAATGATGCAGTTTCGCCAGAAATATTAATGTTAACTAAATTTTGTTTAATTTTTAAAAAATCAGCATCAGATATTTCTATTGTTGAGTAAGGTGGTATTGTACAATTTTGATTATTTTTTTCAGTGTCGTTACTTGCAATTTTATATAATTGATTTTGTGAATTAACTATTAAATATGCCATGATTACTGTCCTCCATCATCAAAAAAAGCTAAATGACCAACTCCACCAGATGAGCCCGGTTGATTTGGGTTTCCTCCAGCTCCTGGAGCTGCAGTATTTCCACCTGCTAGATAAGCAAAAGTTGGTAAGGCTGAAGTTGATCCTGGAGTTGCACCAGTTGCTCCTGGTGATCCAGGTTGGTTATTACTTCTTGGACTTCCTCCTCCTCCAGCGCCTCCGCCAACTGTAAATAAATTTGTTATGTTTGTGTCACCTCCTGAATTGCCACCTGCTCCAGGTCCACCAGAAGCACCGCCACCATTTCCTATAGCGCCTACTGCATAAGCATAGGTTGTGCTTGCTGCACAGTTTCCAGAGTAAAGAGCAAAACCACCCGAGCCTCCTTGTCCTCCAGGGCCTTGAATAGTAGTTCCTCCACCACCTCCGCCTCCGCCTGATTGTACGTAAGCATAAAATTTTCCTGCATTAGCCGGTGTTGCAACGTTTCCAGAACTTGGTCCAATTGCTAGGAGTCTAGGAAAATAACTTCCATCTCCACCTGCTCCACTTGCGGCAGCTGTAAGTCTTCCCTGAGCATCTACTGTAATATTTGCAGTTGTGTAAGATCCTGCAGTCACTGCAGTGTTAGCTAATTTATCTGCCGTTACTGCGTCATTATTTATTTTTGCTGTTTCAACTGCGCTTGCTGCAATCTGTGTAGTATCGACTTCATTCGATTCAATAGCACCATTATCAATTACTGTATTTCCATTTGAAATAATACCCATAGTTTCTCCTTAAATTTTTTCTAACTTTAATCTAAATTTTTCATTAGATTTGTTGTTGATTAAGTATATATCGTCAGAACCTTCCTGTAAAGTCCAGCTACCTTTAGTTCCGTCAACTATATTACCCGCTGTTTTATGTTCATTATTAAGATGTAAATCTCCTGTATATACGTTTCTCCAAACATTTCCCGAAGCTCCTAAATCATAAGTGTCATTTGCTCCTGGTACAATATTGCCTGCAAAACTGAGATTGGCGTTTACATCAATTATGTTAGTTCCATTACTGTAAAGAATTTTGTTACCTTTATCTGTTGTTGCAAATGTAGGACCACTTCCACTAGCTGTTTTAAATTGAACGGTGTGAGCTCCTGAAGTATTGTTAAAAACAATATAAGATTTTTCAATACTGTTAGGCACTGTTACAATTTGATTTCCTGTGATTGTTCCAGATAATTCTATAATTAAATTTCTTGCATCTGAAGATGATGTGGAACCATCCGCTACTAATAAAGCAGTTGTTTGAGCACCACCTGCAATAGATTTATTTACATAACCTTGCATTTGGTTAATAATTTCTAAATTTGTATTTGTTTTAGTTCCCCAAGTACCATCGTTGGCACCTGTAACCATTAGTTCTATTCCAAGATCAGTATATGTTGATGACATGTTGTTATTATATCCTCTCTAAGCTGCTAGATCAACCGTAGTCCAAACATTAGACACCCCAGGATCTATTTCAGCCCAAGCCGTTACATTTACTTGTCCTACATTGGATTGTGCTTGTATTCCAGTAACATCTACATCAGCATTAGCCGATGTCGTTATTGTTCCTATAGATGTAGCCATTTGAATACCTGTTACTTCAGCTACACTTACTGCATCTACTGTTCCAATTGAATTTGTTAGTTGAATACCTGTTAATGAAACATTAGCGTTTCCTGTAGAAGTTTCGTCCCCCATAGACATCGTTAATTGTGAGCCAGTAACCTCAGCAGTAAAATCCGTAAAGGCAGATTCATTTCCTAAAGTTAAAGATAATTGCTGTCCTGTTATACCTACATTAGCAGTACCTGTAGTTGCAACTGTGTCAACAGTAGCTGACAATTGTTGCCCTGTAACTGCCACACCAACATCTATAAATGTGGTAACTGAACCAATTGATGAAGTAATATCATGTTCAGTAACTACAACACTTACATTACCATCAGCAGCAACAGAGTATGTTCCTAGTGAGATATTTGCTTGAGATCCTGTAACACCTACATTACCAGTTATCTCAAAAGATACATCATTAGTAGAAAGTGTTAACTGAGATCCTGTAGCACTTACTTGAACATCTGTAGATATAGATGAATTTCCCGCAGCAGTTTGTAATAAGAAACTTGGAAGAGTTCCCGCACCTGTTGTTGTAGCAATATCTACAATTGGTACTTCAATAGTGCTTGGACTTAAAGTTCCGAAAGGTGCCTGACCAAAACTAGTTAATGTGTCTTGAGTGAACTCTTTATTGCTTATAGATAATTCTTGTCCTGTAATAGGAACACCTACATTTATAGTTTCTTCTCCTATAGATGATGTTAATTGAGAACCAGTTAAACTGATTAATGCAGAGGTACCTGCAACAACTTGACCAGCACTAAAAGTTGCTTGAATACCTGTAACAGTAACATTAGCAGAAGCAGTATTTGATTCTTCGCCTATTGATCCCGTAAGGACAATACCTTGAGGATAAGCAATGGTGTTGTTATCTTCTGCTGAAAAGGCCGCTCCAGAATAGGCGGTTACCCCAAAAGCCATGGCGTTTAAATTTCCTCTAGTTTAAACTTGTATTTTTTACCGGATTTATTGTTAAGGATAAATAAATGTTCTTCACCCTCTTGGATAGTCCAATTACCTTTCGTGCCATCAACTGAGTTACCTTCACTTTTAGCTTCATTAGTTAAATGTAAGTCACCAGTGTAAACGTTTCTCCAAACATTGCCGTCAGCACCTAAATCAAAAGTATCATTTGCTGTAGGTAAAACGTGGTCTGTAGTGATGTTACCCGTAGTAGTTATGGCTCCAGAAACGGTCAAAGTAGAACCATCAAAAGTTAAATTAGCTTCTGCGTTTTGTGCGTCTGTACCAGTCGCAGTTATAATTCTATTATTAGAACCATTGGCCATGAAGTCTGATACATCAACTGAGATTGCATCTGCTGCAACATCAATACCTGTTCCTGCACCAATATTTAAAGTAGCAGCTCCACTAGTTGCTCCTCCAGTTAAACCTGATCCTGCTACAACAGAAGTAATATCACCAGTGTTTGTAGTATATCCAGCGTCATTATTAAAACCTGAGTTATTAATATTTCCTTTAGTTAATTTTTTTTGAGCATTAGAAGAATCAACTACAACAAAAAAATCTCCATCTCCATTTGATGTTGATGTTGTCAATTCTGATAAATCTACATCAATTTGATCTGCTTGAACGTCAATTAAATTTCCTGCTGCAACGTTTAAAGTTACATCACCTGATGTTCCACCACCAGTCAAACCAGTTCCTGCTACAACAGAAGTTATATCTCCAACTGTAGGTGTTTGAAAAGATGGTACTGCTCCAGCTCCCGCTGAAGTTAAAACTTGTCCAGAACTTCCAGTAGCAACTGCTACAGGATTACCTGAAGCATCGAATGAAATAATATTACCATCTGTACCTGATGCCATTTTGGCTAAAGAGACAGCATTGTCCGCGATCTGGGCTGTGTCTATGGCATTGTCCGCCATCAAAGCGTTCGTAATTTGATCATTTGCAATGTGAGCTGTGTCTATTGAACCGTCAACGTATTGATTGCTGTCGACACTGTTCGCTGCCATTTTGGCAAGCGTCACATTAGAATCAGCTATTTTAGCTGTCGTAACATTTGCATCTACAATAGAAGCAGTTACTACAGCATTTGCTGCAAGCTGATCTGCGCCTACTGCATCATCTGCTATCTTAGCTTGAGTCACTGCATCGTCTTGAATTTCTGCTGTGGCTACTCCTGAATCTTTGATTGTTATTGCGCCAGAACTAGCTGCAAAGTTGTCTGAGCTAAATGAAGCAGCACCTTTAGCAGACGTAGAAGCGTCAGCTAAATTGATAGTAACATCTCCTGATGTTCCACCGCCTGTTAAATTTGTACCTGCTACAACGGAAGTTATATCTCCAACTGTAGGAGTTGCAAAAGTAACGGCACCTGATCCGTCAGTTGTTAAAACTTGGTTTGCTGATCCATCAGCATTTGGAAGAGTGTATGCACCATTAATAGTTAAAACTCCATTTGATGCTATAGCTATTGCATCTGTATCTGAAGCAGAACCAATTTTACCCGCATCTGCTATTATGATGTCATGATTAAATGTAGCTGTACCAGCATCTGACATATCCAAACTCAAAGCTGTAATAGTTGCTCCACCATCATTACCTTTAAATTTAATATCTGCGTCTGATATTTCAGATTTAAACTCCATGTTATTAGAAGCTTGTTTTAAATGACCAAATTTTGTACCATCATCTATAAAATTAATATCAGCACCACCAGCATCTAAATTAATATCTCCAGCAACATCAATTGTAAAATCAGCAGCATCGCTTATTGTGCTTCCAGATAATGTCATGTCACCGATGGTTACTGCAGAGTTAGCATCTTTTATAACGGCTTTGGAAGCAGGTAAAGTACAGAAAACATTTTTTGTCCCTGCACTAAAGTTTACTGCAGAATCACTATTAGATGATGATATAATTGTAGTTCTAGCAAGTGTATCTGGACTTGCATCTGTTACAGTTCCTAGACCAACTTCGAACTCACCATTACTGTTAACGATAGCATAATATGTTGTATTAGAATTACCAATACCAGCAACGAACGATTCAAAACCAGATACCGCTCCCGCAAGATTTACGGTTCCTGTACCAGTTGTAGTTGTTGTTTCCTTAACTCTATCGTTTACTACCAAAGCCATTTTAACTCCTATTTATTAAGCTATTCTTAAAATCGCAGCAGAAGTAGTGAATGCAGGGAACTGAATTGTAAATGTTCCAGATGTTGCAGTCTTGTCTCCACCAAAATCTAATACACATACTGCATCAGTAGTGTTTGAACCACCATTTGTAGTTGTATTGTAAATCAAAGCACCTCTAGCAGTAAGAGTTACATTTTGAAAACTAAGATCAGCAAAATCAGTGATAGCTATACTTGATGAAACTTTAACACCTTGGTTAACAAGTGCTGAGCCACCGGCAGTATAGTTAGATGAAGTAACTTCAGTATTAGATCCACCACCTGGGTTTGTTGAATAGTTCGTTGTTGATTTTCCTAAAGTCGCTGAACTTGTGTACATCGCTAATTTATATGTATCTGTTGATGCATCAAAATCGTGACTTCCTTGTAGTAATTCTTTTTTAAAAGAATCACAGATTGCGTTTGTTGTTATTGCCATAATTATTCTCCTTATTAATTTGTGTTTGGAGGAGGTGAGGGAATTTGTACTCTAGGTACTCCATCATCATACTCCGCACGTCTTCTTCTCCCCATTTGTTGAAGAGCAAAATTCTGTACTTCTTCATTATACTTCTTTTCATACAGGTTGTACATATCCAAGGGACCTTTTAAAAATCTAAAAGCTTCTGTTAGTACACCATGCAATAACATAGACTCTTGATATTTAGCTATAAAAGTTTCATTAGTAGAAGTAAAATTTGGTGGATCTTTTATGTAATTTATTTGTACTTGCAAAGCTGAAGCAGGAATTGGGGCAACTAATATATTGAAATCATCCCAGTTTGCATAAAATTTTGGAGTACCTGTTGCTCCTGTCCCATTGAATTCTGATATAAAACTTGTTTCTCTTTTTTCTAAAAAAGTTCTATTACCAGAGCCATCAATAACTTGAACTGATCTTAATATTAAAGAATCTGATGGTATAGATACGTATCTGTTACTAGCTGTAAAGTTAGAGGTAGCGTATTTTCTTAAATCATCATAATCAACTTTACCTGCAATATCTAACTCAACTGATCTTATAAAATCCTGAATAATAGCATCAGTTAAAACATTGCTATCTACTTCAGTATAATTTCTTACTTGTGTTAAAAAATTTGCGTGTGTAACAGCCATTATGTAATATTAACCTCCACTTGACCAGCTAATGCATCTAATTGTCTTCTTCTGTTTTGTTCTGAAGGATTCTCAGGTATCATACTATGTAAAATAGAACTTACACCATTTCTAATTATTGTAAAATCTTGTGTTTTAAAAGCAAAATCACCTGGTAGAGTTAAATTAGCAATTCCAACCATCGTTCCACCAGAATCAGAAATTGTTTGGTCATTTGTAAATTCTTGAGTTGGTTGTTGAAACTTCATATTTCTTGAATTTTGTAAAGCTATAGCATCAGCCACATTATATTTTCTTCTAATTTGAGGATGTTTTGGTTCAAATTCAGAATAATGAACTAAAGAACCATTCCATTCCTTCACCATTTCAGTATATGGAAAAGCCATTCCTGACCTGTCCGATATTGATTGTGATTTTTTTCCTGTAGCCCACTTTGCCATAATTAAACTCCTGGATAAAAAGATTGTGGAGTGATGTATGTAGATGTTCTTTGACCATCTTCATCTAACGCTCTTTTCAATTCATCCTCATAAACTAATTTATTTTGTTGTAATAATTGTGGTGCTTTTTTCATAGATAGATAATATGCTAAGCCCGCACACATGCACGGCAAAAATCTATAAGCAACATCAGCATCATTTGTATAAGCACCAGCATCTTCAATTCTTTTTATAACGTAATATTTTAATGTTGTGTAAGTGTTTAAATCAGGTGCTTGGTATAAGTAAATTTTAGGTGTTGTTAATCTCTCAACATAATATTGTGAAGGTTGTCCAAGAGCTAATTTATTTGGTAAAGCTGCATAAGCTGATCTATCTATTTTAGTTAAAGATACATCTTGAGTGTTAATAGTATTCGCGCCTGCTGCAGTCGAGGATACAAAAGCTTCTAAGACATCATTAACATCAGCTGCAACAGAATATTCTGCTTGACCACTAACTAGAGAGGCTTCATGAAGAGCTACCTTCCAAAGATGTATACCTCTGTTACCCCATTCTGCAAAAAGTAAATCTAAACTTCTTCTTGCTGACCTAAGATCATAACCTGAATTTGTGGATAAACCACATCTTTCGTAACCCTCGTCAATTACTTCATCAATATTTAGGTTAAAACTAGTTGTCCCTGAAGTCGCCATTTAAGTCCTTTTTACGGTTGTACAATTTCTTAGATTGTATCACTTTTTGACTAAACTTTGAAGACCTTAGACTTTTTGCTTCGTAATTTCGCGATGACACGCTGTTTTTTCTTTTTCTCATCTCGTGCACCTCTCAACTTCCCTTCAATTTGTTTTGATATTTGCCCTCTTCCTATTGCCATTATAATATATCCTTTGCGTTACCCAGTATTGGTTTGTATTTAGTTTTACCCTCACTTCTATAGGCATGCAAGAACTGTTTTCTTGGAGTGCCTTCTGTAATACTACAATGTATCCACCCGGAATTGGGTTCCCCTGAAACAAAATACTCAACGATTAATTGATCCCATTCAAGTTCTCTACGTATCCAATCTGCTAATTCTCTGTTGTCAGTACCAACACATTCAAAATCTGCAGCCTCCGCGCGCGAGTGCTGGCTGTTAATCGAGCTGCCAATAGCAGTGCAAAGTTGAGGTGAACGAAATCCTGATGTTACTTTTACTCTACCAAAATGGTCACGTACAGGCTGTAAAATTTTTTCACAAAGTAATTTTAATTTTTCTATTTGGTCTGCATTTGGATTATTATCAATACCCTTACGTATTGCTGTATCTGATTTGATAAGTTCTTGAAGAGTAAAATTACGAGATAAGTTCATTTTCGTTAAAATTTAAAATTATAAGCTAAGGATATCTTGTAATCCTTAGATTTACTTTGAGTTACACCATGAAGTAAGTTAGATTTGAAAATTAACAAGCGTCCTGGATTTGGCGTTATATAAAATTTTTTCCAAGTGTGGGGATTTTTTTCTATAAAAACTTCTTTAGGTCCTTTAGCTTCATGAGAAACAAAAAAAGTTTTACCTGAATTTTTTGGAACTTTTAAATAATAAATTGCTGAAACATCGTAACCTAAATGATCATGTATTTCCTGATAATCGTGTTCATCATAAATATTTAACCAACCTTCTTTGCTTTGAATTGCCTCAGTGTAACCAATGTTTTTTGAGTAATTTAATATATTTTCTAAAACCCAGTCATTAAGCAACTTAAAATTTGAATCTTCTAGAATAGAATGAGTACCGCAAGTATTAAAAACATTTGATTCCCAATCAGAACCACCTTTTTTTAATTGATTTTTCATATTTAAACAATGCTCAGTTAAAGATTTATCTATTTGAAAATTGTCTTTAAATTCTACATCGCCTATAGTAACAGGAAAAAGATTTATTAAATTCATTCTATAATTTTTTTAATTGCTTTAGATCCGTCTATGTTTTCTTCTAACTCTACTTTTACTTTTCCACATTTATATTCAATATTATCATTTGCTGAACGTTCTGCAACACGTTTTCCTTTTAAACAATCTGACATTGCGGGCTGTATTCTATGTTCTGTAAGAACACCTCCTATAAACATACAAAGAGCTACTACGCTACTGATGACCGTTTCCATTTTGTCTTACCTTATCTTTTAGTTCTTCAACATCGTTTAATGCTTTTTCTAGTTGAGCTTTTAAAAATTCTATATTAACCTTGTTCGTCATGTTTTGTTCTTGAGTTATCTCTAACTTCTCTGTTGTCTTGTATAAGTCTTCTATCAACATGTACTGTTCCTGGTCCGTGGGTAATTGTTCACTTTTCTTAAGTAAGTCCGCTTGAAATAGTTCTCTTGATGTCTCAAGGCTTGTTAGTCTACTAGTCACTTCTGTATATGCAAAGACACCCATGGCTACAGCAACTATAATACCGATCATGTTTTTCATTGGCATACTTACTGATGTGTTTTCAGATATTTTCATAAGGGTGCTATTAAAATTGTTAATATAATAAAAGCTATGACTAATGCACCTGTAAAATAATAGTTCATATTAGTACACTCCATATTATTCACTTCTTTTTATTAATAAAGTCATAAAATCAGTTTCTAACTTTTTTATCTTTTGTTCTAGTTGTTTAATTTTATCGTTGGTAACAATAGTATTGCCATTATTTGTTTCTAATTTTAATAATAAATGGCTTTGATTTTCTTGTATTCTAGCTATGTATCCAATTTGATTTTTTAAATGTTTATCGTTTATAATAGTTATCTCTGCTTTATTTTTGTTAATAGTCTCTGTTAGACTTACAATATATTTAACGCCTGTAAATGTTCCAACTAAAACTGATGCAACAACCGGCACCATTACTACGTTTTTTTTTAAAAGATCTATTAAATTCATTAAGCATCCTTATTTTTTTTTCTTCCTAAATATATTATGAATCCATCCTGCTGCTTTGTCTAGTGCACCAAAAAAATTATATATAAATCTATCCATTATTCGTAACTTTTATCTTCTGCGTTTACTTTTTCTTCCATTTCATAAAACATTTTGTCCGTGTCTTCTGTAACCATGTCATTATCCTCTGCATCCCAGTATGTAGTCTGAACTTTGTAATCTGGCCAGCTGTCATCAGTAGTATAACTGTTAACGTG